ATACTTTTTTAGCCTCTATGCTAACCGCACTATAAAACTTATTGGTAGCATCTATAACTTCTTTGATAGAATCCACAGCATAGGTAACCTTACGACCTTGAGTTTTGGACCCAGCAGGTCTTCCCGGAGACTTGGGGGTTTTGTTCTTTTGTTCGTCTAGCATTCTCATGCTCTCGGGATGCTTGATTTCCTCAAGCTCCAATTCTTCAGATTCCTCAAAAACAGGAACGCCACCCACTAGCGGATTATACCACCCTTTCTTTCTATCATCCAAAAACTTCTCTTGTGCTTTTTCTAAGTCGCGCTCAGAAGGGAAAACCCCTGTATCAATAACCTTCATTCCTTCTTCTGGAGGTAGAATGCCAAGCTCCATCATACGCGTAATAACACGCTGAACCTGATTTTCGTCCTTCATATCGATATCCTGAAAACGAGCACGTGGAGAACCTCTAAACCCAAAGTTTTTACATATCTGGTTTATTTCAGGTTGTAAGAACTCGTGAAGAAAAGCCTCTCTAGATTCCTTAAGTCTTTGAAGGAAAAGCTGTGCCTTAATGGTGGCATTAGCAAATTTCTCTTCTGCTAAAATTACATTTTGCAGCCCTTCTTTGATATCCCTATTTACAACGTCATACTTAGATGGCCCAATAACCTTTTCCAGATCTGGGATAATGAACTCAGCTTTAGTGGTATAGTCGCTAACCAAGACGCGGCCCACACTCTGGTTAGTAAAAAGGTTTTGCATAGCTGTCATATTGCGGGGATTAATGCCCCCTTTATCAGGGGTTGCCCCCATTGTGATCATCAGAACTACGTTTTCAACTGTTCTGCAAATCGCTTGATCGATCTTCTTCATCTCCATTTTGAAGTTTATATCGTCAAGCACTGCAAACCCAAATGGGACAGCAAATGGCTCATAATCTTGCTTTTTATAAAAAGCGTATCTCAGCTTGTTAGGATCAAGCTGAACGGTCATACCGCTGGGTGTCCACGAATTACTACGAATGCGTTTTTTAACGTTCTCAGGAAGAGCGTCAAATAATTCTCTGTCAGCTTCGTTTTTAGGATCCTTCAGCCTTTCAATCTCATATTCGCTCAAGAGTTTTGAAAAAAATCGAACGTCAAAAGAAGTAGTGCGTTGAGCGACAACATCAAAAGGATTAAGCAAAATATACTTAATAGGAATTTTATTTGTCTCTGCCACTAGGCCAAGATTTCTAATTTTAGCAAATTCGTCCGCTTTAAACTTTCCGTCTACAGTAAAAAGAAAAATATTTCCACTCCGGTAATATTCTCTAAAAAATTGATCCTTTAACCCCCAAATACCAATTTTCTTAAACCATGAATTAATAAAACGTCTGGACTTTTCTGTGCCCCCCTCTAAATAAAGACTAGAATTGGCAAAGTCTGCCATCATGTCAATCGAATTACGAAAAATTGCTACGTTACAGTAGGCTTTTTGACACAGTTCGATAGCCTCGCGAACATTGACCCCATCTAAAGCGTATTGAAAAGGGAGCAGTCCTGCGCGAATATTATTATAAGCATATAACTTAGGTTGAATCGCTATACTGTTGCGCCTACTGTCTGTGGTTCCTCCCGTCCCCCCTCCTCGACTATAAGCCTCGGAGGTATAGTCATAAAAAGAATCTCCTACAAGTTTTGGCTCAAAGGTGTCTGATTGCCCCGCTAAACTTTCATAAGGATTATTAGGGTACTGAAAGTTTTTCTCAAATTTTTTCCAATAATCTGAACGCTTTGTATATTTTCTTCTTGCCATGGTAAATTTTACACTGATTTGATTAAAAGTGACTTTGAAAAGTCATAAAGTTAGTTTACGAACATCGGTTCGAATGTTTCTATTATATTGGATTTGGGTTGTTTTTTCGCGTCAAAATAGATTTTTGTCATCCAGTTAGCAAGTACTAAAGCGGAATAAGAGTCTTTTCTTGCTTTGTCAGGTCCGGTTTGTCGTCGAAGATTAGAGGGCAGGTCAAAGGTTTGGGTGCCTTGGGCCGTCGTAGTGATTTGTATTAAAGCGCATTCATTTTTTGTTAAACCCATCATATCTGCTTGATGCTCAATAAAATCGATTTGTTTTGCTCCTGCGCTTTGCCTCTCCACTTCCTTTGTACGTAAAAACATAATCTCTTCAATGGGGATACTTTTGTTTTTCTGGGCCACGTACTGATCATCGATAGCCTGACTAGCAAACATAATACGACGATGATCAAAATTGGCTTGAAGCAACTCATTTGCCTGACGTATCCAACTGCTGGTAGGTTTCCGCAATATTACATGCTTATAGTCGCCCTTGTTGTATTCGTTTTTAAAGCAACGCAAGTTAGCTTGGTATTCCTCTGGCTTATCAAAGGGTACTTCGATTTGTTTTAATTTTATTTTTTTCTGCTTAAACATCTCGCTTTCGTTGCATGCTTGCAAAAATTGCACCCCTCCGTTATAGTCTCCGCATACAGCGACTATATTAAAATTTTCTAAACAATAGAGAAAGTATCGAATATGATGCTTCAAAGAGGTACCGGCCAAAGCATAACTATGCACCAACGTCGCTTTCTGCTGTTCTTCGTTTAGCTTTAAAATCTGAATAGCAAAATCATCAGAGCTCTCTGTCTGAGACCATGATGGATCAAAGGCCAAAATATAATCTGCGTCTGTATCGCCTTGAATTTCAACATGCGGAGACTGGCCATCCGGAACCGTACACAAAGCCATTTTACTTGTTTTAAAATACCCTGCACTATCATCCGTAAAGACCGCCCCAAATTCTCGCTCAAACTGAGAAGTACTCATGGTGCTTTTTGCTTGGTTGATAAGATTTTGATCATAAAGCTGTTCAGGGGCACAATCATAAGAAAAGTGCATAATGCACCTAGAGGCCTTATCCTTTTGCTCTTCTCGCGTAATGCTAAGCTCAAATTGTTGGTATAGTTTGTAAAGATATTCGAATTTATAAGACGCTGAGGAGAGGGCGATGAGCTTATTGTTTGGCCAAACATGCCGCTCCTCTTCCGCCATCTGTCCCTCTTCGATTAACTTCGTCTCTAGCTTATATAGATCATCTCGCTGTGTAGGATTTGTAACAACCGACAAAAAAGGAACAATAACTTCATTGTAAATTCTTTCTGGCATCAATAAAAACTCATCAATAATAATACGATGAAATCTAAAACCGCGTAACTTCTCTCCGTCTCCTAACGGTAGTGCGCGGATACGGCTTGTACCAATTTCCATTAGCCATTCATCATTACTCTTAGAGACCTTAGTAATACATTGTTGAAACAATCCCGCGTCTGGATGCATAGAGATATCTTCGATCTTCTTAAAGATCATTTTCGCCTGTCTGAAAGACTTGGAGAGTATACCAATTTCTACCCCTTGGTTTAAGATGGCGTCTAAAGCGGCAAAAATACCGGTCGTAAAAGACTTGGACATTCCTCGCGACCACACTCCTAAAAAATAATCCGTCTCAAACATACTTTTAACTGCCATATGCTGAAAGGGAAAAAGCTTAATTCCCATCATCAGCTCTGCCGTAAAGGTAATGTTATTTCTTAAGAACTCATAGAGGGCAATCTTCGCTTCTCTTTCCTCTAGAAATCCTTTGATATTATTGAGCTCTTTATTAGAGCGGCATATCTGGGGGGGTCTATTCTGTGTTCCTTCTATCCAACTCATGGTCTAAAAAATATTGCATGTCCGTGCTCCACACTTTTTTGCCTTTGTAAAGCAATCGAGGAATGATTTCCTCTGATATTTGTCGACTGCCACTAAATAAAAACTGACAGTGTCCGTGAAACTCGTAACTTAAATCCCTAACCCTCTTCAAAATAAAATCGATATTTGCTGCTCGCTTAAATGCCCTGCTTGCCTTAATCATTTTTTGCGGAGTCGACTCGATAACTATAAATAAGTAAGAATCCAATTCTTTGACTCGTTGCAACTCTCTTCGAAAACGTTCATAGTTCTGGTTGCTTAAGGTGGCATGTAGATCAGAGCCTGACTTACGGTCTACATAAGTATAAGAATAATGATCGCCAAAAAGAGTATAGTCTCCGACGTCTAGCTTATGAGCATCAGTTTTAAAAGAAAAACTAAGCGGAGACTGCTCTCTGGTATCAATAGCAATTCTCAGATTCTCCGGCAGTTTAAAAGTAAAAAAATTCCTAGGCAACTTCTCTCCATACAAAGGACGTAAGCCAACCTGCTTTACAGCCTCATTATAACTGCCAAATATTTTTCTATAAGTATCTATGTCTGGCAAAAAACAACTTTTAGCCTCCAAGTGAAAGGGGGCATAGTGCCTATCTTTTTTGAGTTGCCTTTTTTCGATCAACCCCAAAATATATTTTCCCACTTCTGACGCAGGAGCTTTCGCGCACCATTTTTTAAGCTGTTGCTTTGTGGAAAAATCCCTCTCAAAATATTCTTCAAATTTTTTAAATGGCAGCGGCTCTCCAGTGAGCTTATTGATACGGGGGTAATGAAGAGTATAGTATTCTCCTAAAGATAATCCATGCTGTTTTAGGTGTTTGTGCAACGACCCCCTCCCTTCGAACTCCTTCTTGCATTCTGCACAACGAAATATTTTTTTGCAAACTCTTTCCATTAGATGATCTCCTGCCTGCTAATACCTAAAACTCGAGCTTTCCACTCGTTCATTTTCTCTATCTTATCCGCCTCTTCTTCGACAGATTGTTTTTGCATATCTGCCATTTTAATCATTAGGCGTCGCTCTTCCTCTTCTTGAAAAAGATGCACCAAAGCTAACACTGAAGCGTTGCGTTGGTGCTGGTTGGCAACCCTCTTGGCGCGTTCGCCGTTTAACTTGGCAATCATTTTATCGATACGGTTTGTGCATTGATTGTATTCTTCAGATTTAGTTTTTAGCATCTCTGTTAAGCGCATAGTCAAGTCATTCTGCCCCTCTGTATCGTCAAACATCAAATTAAGTTTTTGCTTTTGCTGTTCAATCTCTTTGAGGTTAATGTAATCCATGCATACATTAATGTATAAATTTAACTCGTCTGAAGTTAAGTCGGGCTTGTCCCACGTCGACCTGATAAACTCGGACTCTAAAAGTTCTCGATTTTGCTTTGTAGGGTAAGCGTTGATTACCTGTATGAACCTAGGGGCGGACAAATATGTCAATACTTTTTCAAGACACTTCCTGTCTGAGACACTTATCTTACCGATCTCAAATTCCTTAAAAACTACTTTGTTAACTTTTTTTATAACAGTAGTCATAATTTTGGGCGGCGCATAGCGGTCTCCTGTTATTTCGTCCCGCAGATTAGTTACGTTGGGAAATTCTTTATTAATAAAATCAGATAACGCAACAAATTTTGCACTTTCATAAAATCCTCTATGGTTAGTTTCGTCGGTCCACAATAGCTGGGCGATTTCCCGTTTAGTCATCTCCGCGCAGTAGTGCCGATGCACAAAATCCTTTTCGCTGTCTTGCAGGAAATATTTGCTGCTTTTTTTCTTGACCTTGGTGCGGTACTCAAAACCCTTATCTACCCAAAACTTTCTCAATGCTCGCCCGCGAATGGTGCTACCCTTTTCGTTGGGGTCATCAAATAACTTTTTTGCAGCCTCATTCAAATCTCCATCCAGTTCCTTGAATAACTCAATGCCCGTTTCTTTTTCTTGTTTTGAAAGAACGTAATTACTCATAAAAAATATCCTCCTTGTCTATAATCTTTTTGGCTATATTCTTGTATTGATTTTTTAAATTTTTAATTTGCTTATACCCAGCCTTACGCCCCTTCTCGTTGCTTTTATATCCCAATATACGCGCAACCTCATCTTCGCTAATTCCATCCATAAACAACATCTTATATACAAAGAAGTGTCGCGGCGTTAGGTTGCTCATCATTTTTGAGTGGAGTGTAGATGTTGCCCTGCTTATATCAAAATGGTCGGAGGGGTAGGTGTTTTGGGTGTACGCATGAAATTCCAAAGAGAGGGGCATCTTGATGTCGTACGCATTTTTTTTGGTCTTTTCCCATTTGGCAAAAAGATCACATTCGTTGCATTGCAGCCCACTTGGCGTCAACGCACATAAAGCGGAAATTTGGCTGTCTGCTTGTTCTTTAGATTGGTTGTGTTCGCAGTTAAGGCATGGGCGGGCAAAGTTGGAATAATTATTCCGTAAAATATTTTTCAATTGATTTGAAATAATTTTATTTACCCATGGCTCAAGCGGTCTCACCTGATCCCATTGGTCCCATTTTTTAAAAATATGAGCCCGAATAATCTGAGCTACGTCATCAAAGTCAAACCACGCAATGGCATGCAAATGCCACTTGTAGTATCTTTTACGTATCTCATTATCTATTACATCGGCCTTATCTTCGTACTTTTCACTCGGGTGGTCCATCCTCGGTTATTGCTGGCTGCTGTCTTGATGCGCATTCTGCAAGAGACTGAGAAAGGAATTTTTCTTTTGTTGGGGTCTTGTGTCCTTGGATTGAAGCAGGGGTTTTTTCTACACTGCTTGGCGCCATAGGACTCTCAAACAAACTACCAAGAGTCGTCTTTCCTCGCTCCATTTCAATAGAATAATCTAATTTATTAATCGCGGGAATGTCCTCAAGCCCTTCTTCTTCATGAACCTCAGAAGCCACAATAGATCCTACCTCAAATTTTTCCCCACAAGTTTGACAGAACTTTGGTTTATTTAAGGTATAAGCTGCTTTAGCTCCACATTCGGGACAAAATATACTAGCCATTTTTATATATTTTTAATTTTTGGGATGTTTTCAATTTTATTTACTATAAATTTTAAAATCTCACTTCTCATAATGTCATCCTTAGTAAACTCAAAACAATGAATACCCTCGTCTGAGCTCTCCTTATCATTGAAGGCCTGCCACATGGTGCGAAAACCTGTTTTTCCATTAATGTCTGACTGAAGAGGGTCTCCGCAGATGAACATTTTGGTCTTTTTTCCAATTCGTGTTACTAGTGTTACCAATTCTTTTAGCGTAAAGTTTTGAGATTCGTCAGCAATAATCAATTTGTTAGACCAATTAGCTCCTCTTAAATAATTAACAGGGGCTGCTGAAATAATTTTTTCTTCTGTAAGCATTTTTATTTGATCGCTGGCTAAAATCTCTTGCATCTTATCGGT